TGTGACAGTTGAACAAGTGGCACAACCCCCCTTGTGCTCTGCCTGATTCCGTGCCATATTAGAAGAGTCAAAGGAACACCCCCATCATGCGTAAGATCGAACAACAAATCGTCACCGCAGTTCGTGACAACAAAGATCTCAAAGTTGCCAACTCTGAGGTGATCACATACACCAACCATTCTGATGTCTATCTGCATGGTAATCTGATCGCTCGGATTGGCGAAACCTGGATGGAATTGTTCGATGGTGGTTGGCAATCATACACCACAAAGTCCCGCCTTAATGCACTTCTTTCTGCATTTGGTATGGAAGGTGAGTATGTCTTCCAGAAGAACTTTCAGTGGTTTGTTAACTACAATGGTTCTCCGATTCCGTTCTTCTCAGGTATGCGTCTCGCCTGATTTTTCTCACTTTATCTAACAACAATGCAATTCCAAGTTGATGACATCGAACTCGATTTTGAGATGGAGGATGATGTTTATCCTCCAGAACAGACTCAAAACATTGTAACCGAAGGTTGCATTGGTATGTGGGAGGCTGATGATGAAGATGACCTCCTAGAAGAGATTACTGCTGCTACAGGTTGGCGCGTCAAATTCATTGATTATCGTCACATTCTGAACTGAACATCGCGTCTAATCTTTCTCACCTTATCTAACACAAACTCATGTCTCATTACAACAACTTCAAAGGCGGCATTCAACCTGGCACTGTTGCTTTCGATGAAGAATCACGTGCTATGGATGATAACGCAAAGTCTGCAATGATTCGAGTTGCAAACCTGCTGCAATTGTCCTATCCTGAGTTAGTTGTACAGGCAAAGTTGGACCAGTCGCAGATACCTGGTGGCATTGGTTCTTGTGCCCCCGATGGTGGAGTTTGGTTCTATAAAGGTCAATTGATTGCGGCTTTTGAGAGTAAAAAACAAGGCGCAAAAGGTAACGCAATCGAACGTTGGTTCAAGAACAATTTTATCGTTCGCTCTATTAATCCCACCGCAACTTATGTCACATTTGCATCAGGAGATGGCGTAGTTGCAGGCAATCCGATTCATCGTATTCTGCACATTGCACATCAGGGATTATATGGTGTGATGAACGATATTCAGGTTGGAACTAACAATCTCCATTGCCAAGTTGAGGGATTCAGTGTTGATGAAATGAGCACCATTATGGTCGAAACTCTTACAAATATTCTTGAGGTGTGACAGTTGAACAAGTGGCACAACCCCCCTTGTGGAACCGTTGAATCCGTGCCATATTAGAAGAGTCAAAGGAACACCCCACACACCGTGATCGACTTCCCTACTCTACAGTCCTCCGATGGTACAATGCTCGTCGGATTCTATCCCGTTCAAACACCCTTCGGTGACATCTCTGCTGAGTGGTGTGTACAGATTCTGTCTTGGAAAGGTGTTGATCAAATCAGCAAAAAGTATCTGAATCGTGTAGAGAAACTGATTGCGATTCGTGATCGTCTCAATCATGATTATGTGGTGACGGGTGATAACACTAACTCTCCTCAACAAGGTAACCCTTTCTACGGTGCAGTCTGATGAAAATCCTTCTAAAGTTTCAAGGTCGTTGGGTAAAGGTAGATCCCCGACTTTCTGCCCCCAGTGAGTGGCAAACCATCATCAACAAATCTTACATTCACCCTCAACACATCTGATTCGAAATGGCACTCTACAACATCGCATCTGATCTAAAAACCAGAGAGACGATTTGGGTTTCAACTAATGTTCTCAAAGGTCGCCCACAACTTAACTCACACAATTCTGAGTGTTACAAACGTGACGGCATTGATGGATTCCCTGCCTGGGAACTTGCAGGACTTCATACAGACTATTGATCTTCACTCGCACCTAATCAAATGCGCTACATTCCTTCCTCTCGCTACACTTTGGATCAGATCGCAGAGCAATGCCATGCTGCTATCAATCGTTCCACTCAGTATCAACAACCAGTCAGCACAGTAGATTACTCTGAGGTGCTGCACTTTTATCGGAGAGATGATAGAGTTCTTGTCGCACGGTAAGCATCACTGACCCAACGGGAGAAGGGGTCATTAAATATACTTCTCCCAGCATCACAGTTTCTTACTCTTTTCTTTTCATTATGTCCAAGTCGATTGCACTTTCCCTGCTGGCTCAAGGTAGCACTGGCAACGAACTTCTGTCCATTCTTGATGTTCTTGCTGCTGATAATGTGAGCAGTTTTGATTATATCGAGTCGCCTGTGATTGAGCAGGTGCTTGGTATTCCTACTGCCTTCTGAGAGTGTCAACGAATATCCGTGATCTATCAGTCGCGGATATTCGTATCCGACAGTGTTTTGTGGCGGTTGTTTATAATCGCGGCGGCGCGTTGTTGGTTATAAGCCCCCCCCCTTAATTAAAAAGGCAAACTACCCTAACCTACAGAGGTGACAGATCGACCTCATAATACCGCACAGAAAAAAAATTTCCCCAGAAAATTTCAGACTCTCCAAGGTCGCCTAGATAATAGGAGTGAACAAAACATATGAAGCACACAGTGTATCACATCTATCACTCAAACGAAGTCATTGCCCATAGTTTGTCAGAGGATGAGTTAGTACGTAAGATCAATGAAGATAAAATCAAGTTAGATGAATACGAGATTCTCAGATTAACGACAGATGTGGAGAGGGGAACCGAACAATCGTATTAGGTTGACAAAGACTAGATAAACAGTTATACTTGAACTGAAAAATAACAAAGTTATGGCAAAAGGATTTAAAGTAAAAACAGCACAAGCACAACAGCAAGATGGTGCTGATTGGGACTATGATGCTATCAAAGAGCGTATGCGTGGGAAGAGCATTGTCTTTTGCCTGCCTGGTCGAGGATGCTCTTATATTTTTCTGAAGAACTTTGTGCAACTGTGTTTTGACATGGTTCAGAACCAGATGAACATTCAGATCTCTCAGGATTATTCCTCGATGGTAAACTTTGCACGTTGCAAATGTTTAGGTGCAAATGTTCTCCGTGGTCCCGACCAGATTCCATGGGATGGTAAACTACCCTATGATTATCAACTCTGGATTGATAATGATATTGTTTTTAACACTGAAAAGTTCTGGCAACTGTGTGATCTCGCAGTTCCTGGCCCTGACAAAGACGGTAATCCCCAAGATGAGCGAATGCTCGCAGCAGGTTGGTATGCTACCGAGGATGGTCATACGACCAGCGTTGCACACTGGCTCGATGAAGAGGATTTCCGTAAGAATGGTGGTGTGATGAATCACGAAACCGTAGAAACCATGAGTAAGCGGCGCAAACCATTTACAGTGGACTACACAGGGTTTGGTTGGGTCATGATCAAGAATGGTGTCTTTGAACATCCTAAGATGAAGTATCCTTGGTTTGCCCCTCAGATGCAAACATTTGAGGATGGTAAAGTTCAAGACATGTGCGGTGAAGACGTGTCATTCTGTCTCGATGCAAAGGCAGCGGGCATTGTAACCTGGTGTGACCCTAGGATTCGCGTGGGGCACGAAAAGACTCGTATTATCTAATCTAGGAGGTTATTATGGCAAGACCTAAAGGCAGCTTGACTTCGAAGGTTCATATTGAGGGGAAACCTAAAAAGACTCGTCAAGGGAACTCTCAACATACAAAACTTTCTGCAACCTCCCGTAACTCGGCTCGTAAAAAATACAGAGGACAAGGTTAAATAGTTAAGTCAATAAAAAAATCACATGGCATGTTTAATTACTAATTTACCTTCTCAAGAAGTGTGGGTTCGTAAAGAGTATCTAACAGATCATCAAAGTGGTTGGGGCGAATTTGTTAAAGGCGTTTGGGTATCAGCAAAATCGATACCTGGACGCGCTTTTTATTTTGAAACATATTTGCCAGAGTATGCTGCAATGTATGATAAACTGCCGATCAGTGCTTTTTTGTCTCGTCCTGAAACGCCAGATCCTGATTTAGATCTACCTAATCTTCAGTTTTGGAACTGTATGGACTATGGAGTTGTTGCTGTTCAGAAGCAATTCATTGGATCCATGGATTATGAGTGCTATACACGGGACTTTGGACCTCAAAAAGGCACCTATGTATGCACTTTAGACAATTATCATCAAGATCCAGATGTAATTGACTATGCTACAAGTGAAAATCCTGCTGAACATAAGTCTCATAACCTCATTGAGTTGCAAAATGGGCAATTTGCACTCTATCCTAACAACCGAATACGCATTTATGACAACAGTTTAACACCAAAAGAACCAAAAACACCTGATTTTAAGGTTTCAACACACTATTATCAGGTTGAAAACAGTTATGAGCGACTTGCAATGGGTAATGAAGATGAATATTTTTGGAAAACCGCACAAGAACGGGATAGCAACCCCGTAAAAAGTTCTGATTTTAACGAATCAGGAGCAAAAACCAATGGCCAACAGTTCAGTTGATAAAAGTAAAGACTTTATTGAGTCAGGAATGACGTTAATTACTGAAATTTCTTCGGAAAAATACTTAAAAAAGATAATAATGAGTGAAAAATCACTTTCTGTATATAAACTACCAGATGATCGATACTCAAGACCCTGTGGTGGTGCAGGAGGATTTGATGATTTTGTTGAAAGATGGCATGAATAGGTTAAAAATACCTTCTAAATAAGGTAGAATCATATTATACATTTGTAAATGCCATTAGAAGGAGTCAGTCGCGGATTTAAGGACATTAGTTTTTCATTTCAATCGCATCCCATTACTGGAGATTTAATTACTCTCTCTAATGAGAATGCGATTGCTCGTTCTTTACGTAATTTAGTTCTGACTGCATATACTGAGAGACTATTTAATCGAGATATTGGTTGTAATGTTAAGCAGTCTCTTTTTGAAAACATAGATGTAGCAACTGGTGCTGTTATTGAAAACAGTATAACTGCAACCATCGAAAGCAATGAACCCAGAGTGAATCTCATCAGAGTTATTGCTCAACCTGATGTTAACAATAATACTTTTGTTGTTACAGTTAACTATGAAATTGTTGGATTATCTCAAGCCACTCAAGAAATTAACTTTGTATTAGAATAGGGTTGATAAATGGCATTAGTAAACTTCACAAATCTGGATTTCAATCAGATAAAAACATCTATCAAAGATTATTTGAGAGGAAACTCAAATTTCACTGATTTTGACTATGAAGGGTCTAACATTTCGACTTTGATTGATGTTCTTGCATATAACACTTATATTAGTGCTTATAATGCCAACATGGCATCAAATGAAGTTTTTATTGATAGTGCAACACTTAGAGAAAATATCGTTGCACTTGCACGTAATATTGGATATATGCCTCGATCAAGAAGAGGGGCAAGAGCAAAGTTTTCTTTTTTCGTTGATACAACTAATCTGGCAATAAATCCTGTTCAACTTACGTTAAAAAGTGGAGTTGTTGCAACGACACAAAATTTTGGAGAAGAATCATATACATTTACAATCCCTGCAGACATTACAGTTCCAGTTGTAAATGAGTTTGCATATTTTAATAATGTTGAGTGCTATGAAGGAACCTATCTAGGTATAGATTTTGTTGTGAGTGCAACTGATAAAAAGCAAAAATTTATTCTTGATAACCCTCACATTGACACATCAACGATTAGAGTAACTGTTGATGAAGATGGCACAGGAGTCCTTCAAGGAGTAACGTATACTTTTGCAGATAGTCTATTCAACGTTACATCATCATCTAGAGTGTTTTTTATTCAAGAGATTGATGACGAAAGATATGAACTAATTTTTGGTGATGGAGTATTTGGTAAAAAACTAGAACCAGGAGCAACGATCTCTGTGCGTTATAATGTAACAAATGGAGAAAATGCAAATGGTGTTTCTACATTAAGTTTCGCTGGTAGACTTTTAGACAATAACTCAAATATTGTTACAAGTGATATATCACTTCTTGCTGTTACTCAAACTGCAACGAGTGGTGCAGAAATAGAATCAGTATCTTCTATCAAAAAATATGCACCTAAACTATACGCGGCAAAAAATCGTGCGGTAACAACAAATGACTATGAAGCAATCATTCCTCAGATCTATCCAGAAGCTGAATCTGTATCTGTTTTTGGTGGTGAGGAACTAAACCCCCCAAGATTTGGAAAAGTTTTTATTACTATTAAACCAACTTTTGGTCCGTTTGTTCCAAACTCGATTAAAGATAATTTAAAGAGAGAACTTAGAAAATATAGTGTAGCAGGTATTGTGCCTGAAATTCTTGATTTGAAATATCTTTACATTGAACTTGACTCCTCTGTTTACTATAATCCAAATCTTGCAGCAAGTTCAAACTATGTCCTTGCGATTGTAAAAGAAAACTTAAATGCATATGCAAACTCTACAGAACTTAATAAGTATGGAGCAAGATTTAAGTATAGTAAAGTTGGTTCTTTGATTGATAACTCGCATGAATCGATTACATCAAACATTACAACTGTAGAAATGCGTCGTGATGCTAGACCAAAATTTAATGAGTTTGCTGAATATGAAATATGTTATGGAAACTCCATCAGTGTAAATAATCAAGATGGTTACAATATTCGCTCTTCTGGATTTACTGTTGCTGGTATACAGGATACCATTTATTTGACTGATATTCCAAATCCAGACAAAATAACTGGATCTATTATATTTTTTAAACCGCTTTCAGACACTCAAGTTCAGATTGTAAGAAGATCAGCAGGTATCATTAATTATCAAAAAGGAGAAATCCTTTTAAATGCTGTTAGAATCACAGGCACTCAAAGAAAATCAAGTCTTATTGAGATTTCTGCAGTTCCAACATCAAATGATGTCGTTGGATTACAAGATCTTTATTTGCAACTAGATATTAGTAGCACTAGTGTTGATATGGTCATTGATGAAGTTTCTTCTGGAACTTATCCATCAGGAACAAACTATGTATTCACTCCAAGTTACTCCGCTAGAGGATTAGTTAGAAAGTAAAATAAAATGGTAAATAGAGTTAAAATCAGTTCTATCGTTCAAAGTCAACTCCCTGAGTTTGTGAGGGAAGACTTTCCTCTTGTAGTAGAGTTTTTAGAGGATTACTATAGATCATTAGAATATCAAGGAGGCACTCTTGATATTTTACAAAACATTGACAAATATGTAAAACTTGAAGAACTTACAAACTTAACTG